TCAAGCACAGAGCAGAGTTACCCGTAGTAGTTGATCCGGTATTACCAGTCAAATAGTACAAGTTAGAACCAACAAACGCCGTATTGACATACCCGATAACCGTAGCTGTGTTGCTATAAGTTGTAATAGGCTGTACACCCATGACACCTTTAAACACAGTACGAGGATCGTCGCAAACATATGCAATCGCATTATTTGATACAGTACTTGCAGGCCAGTATTGACTCTGAATGGTTTGACCCATTGAGTTTGTGTATTGACATCCAAGAAAAATACCAATCGTCCCCGCAATAGGGGTAGTGGGGGCAGTGGCAGGCGAATACGCTGAAGTGATAAGCGTGCCGTTAGTTGTAATTGAAACTACGTCGCCGCAGAACAAATTAGTTGAGTAGCCAGTTGCAATGGGGTACATACGCGTTGAACCCGCGTATGGTAGACCGCCATATTCATTAACTGGTTTTAGGCCGGAAAAGCCCGAGACAGTGGGATAAGCCATTTAAGACTCCTATAAAAATTAAGAACCTTTACCAAAGCTTGTCGAAGATTTGCTCTCTTTAAAAAGCGGCATCCTCGCGTCGCTTTGACGCATTAAATTGTTATCTACAGCTTGAGTCTGAGCATCTGTTTGTCGCTGAACGTACTCGTTGCGTTGCGTAACAAACTCAGAAGGTGTTTTGCAGAGTAACAACCCGCCAATCTCAATATTGTCTTTAAAACGGCTATTGGGATCAGCTAACAGTGAGAATTTAGGCTGTTCTTCGAGCATCACAGGCTCCCAACCTTCCCTCACTTTGGAGGACAGATTACGGGGGTCTGCTTGGTTTAGCACCGAAGCACGTATCCAACGATAAGCATAACCAGCCTGTTTGTCAGGCTCAGGGAGAAGTTCGGCTGGCATCCACTGCTTGGGACGCTCGCTAAATTCACGGTTATCAGCTTCACGGGTAAGTCTATTTGCAGCCATGTCAGGCCTCCATTTTTAAAAGTTCACGGACGTATTGCTCAGGGGTGAGACCAAGTTTTTTTGCAATCGCAACTTGTGACTGACTTAACCTAACTCTCTTCGGTGCTGTCGACCGAGTTGCTGGCGCTACTACCGTAGCTGGTTTGGCTCTAGGCGCGTCTGCTTTAGGCTTTACCTCATCCACTTCAAGTGGGTCTATGTCATCCTCGAAAACTTCGGGGAATCTTTTACGCATAGTGTTGTCCAACTTCGCGTAGTAATCGTCAGATCCAATCTGTATGCCTTGGTCCTTTAAGTCTTCGTGGACTCCAAGGGCCGTAGCCGTCATCACTCTGTTCTGTCCGAACCAAGGATTACGTTCTTGCCAACCCATAACTTTGTCGTCAGGTTTTGGCACAGGTTGATACTGTTGAGGCGTTTGTACCTCATATTTCTCTTCTTGTAAAGAGGGTAGCTTAAATTTTTGTGCTCTTTCCAACTCTAACTGAGCTTTTGTCAGTTGCTGCTGGGCTTCCATCATCTTGTCAGAGTCACCAGAATCGTAGGCTTCCCTGTAGTCCCGCTTGGCTTTGTCAAGGCGCATCTCAGAAGTGGAAGTCACCGCCTGTTTATAGCCTTCTTCGCCTTGGGTGAGAAGTTGTTTAATGCGCTGGTTCTCAGAATACAAGCGTTGCGCAGTGTCTATAGCCACTTGGCGCTCTCTGTCAGCGGATTCTTTGGCGCGGCGCTCGTCATTCCATACCCGCTTCATGCGGATAAGTTTGTCCTTCGCTTCTTTGCTGTACTTATCCAGATCGTCAACTTCTACCTCTAAGGCTCTGACTTTTGCAGGGTCAGAAGGGGTACGACCACGATCTTCCTCGGGTGTATCGTCTTCAATTTCTATCTGAATCTCTGTCTCTAGGGACTTTCCCTCTTCGGGATTACCCTTATCCTCGATCTCGTCGGGGAACTTAAATTCTTCGTTTTGAATTTCAGCCATGTCCAGCCTCCATTAATATGTTTTACGTTTGATGCCACGGGGGTCTTGCACTACTGCTTCTACCGAGTCATCGTTAATGATGCGGAACTCACGGTCATGAATGACCAAACGAGTACCAGCGTTGGGGCGTACCAGAATAAAGTCTCCCTTTTTGCACCAAGGGCCATTAGGGAAACGCTTTTCATCCTTGTAGCAATCAGCCCCTATATCCACAACAAATAAGACTGTAGTCAACAGCTCTTCATTGCGCATAGTTTCTTCTGATTTAACTAGTCCCAGTCCACCGTCAAACTCTTTCTCAGCTTCGGGTATAGCACACAGGATTCGATAGCCTTGAGGTATGGGCAGTTGTCTTGCTTTATCCTCAGCGCTCGTCTGCATAATCGCGGAAAGGTCCACCGCTTTTAGCAGGTCTAGGTTTACATCACTCATTGTCCGAGTTCTCCATTCGTTTGTTGAGGTCTTCAATGATTCCGCATGCAGCTTCAAGACCTCGTAACTGACCGCATACGTATCTATACTCTTCCATTGTTGGGACGTTTCCCCGAGCGAGTCCCTCGGTTAAATAGGTAATACGTTCTTTGTATTCCCGCAACAAATATTCAAGGTTTAAATCCATTACTCTCCTTTAGGTTCTTGGTTTTCACGTCTAAAAATCTCTAAGGCGCTGTCCTTCTTATGCAGATTCTTTTCATGATTCATCGCGGCTACAGCCTTGATCGCCTCAAAGTTGCGATTAGCCTTGCTTTCTTTCTTCTGGTTGTTGAGTTGCGCAGCAGCTTTTAAAGCATCAACTTCCAGACGCTTCTTATTCAACTGAACATCCGCCATATCTTTCATGGCTTTGCGTTGTAAGTCTTGACCTTTCAACTGCAACTCTTGCTGTTGCATCTGAATAATAGGGTCTTGGGCTTGCTGTTGGGCTTGTTGCTGTGCGGCTTGCCCTTGGTTCTGTATTAACAAGCGTTGTGCGGCTTGTGCAAGCATTGGTGCCAAGCGTGCTTCTGCCTCCGTGTCGATGTGCACCTCTTCGCCAGACTCGTCTGTCTGTGGGGGCAACGTGAAGCCAAGCTGGTTCTGAATCTCAACACGATACTGGAAGCCCAAGTGCTCGTTGATGTGAGCCATCATTGCCATCTGTATAGCCTGACCCATGGGGTTGCCCTGCATCAACTGCTGAATCTTGGGGTCCTGCATAGCCGTCATGTGCACAGTGATATGCGCTTGGTGATCTTGGTAAGCAAACGCTTTAACAGGCTTACTCATCAAGACGTTCTGGTTCTCCGACACAGGATCAGTCGGTTTCTGATCTTCTGGCATCGGGATAAGTTTTGACGCATTCTTAATACCCAACACATCCAACATCTGGCGATGCAAGAGTGGCATGTTATACATCTGAGGAGCAGACTGAGCCAACTGCAACACCGCTTGGTACTGAACAATCTTCTGCGCCATAGTTGACGCGTTCGGATCACTTACTGGTATGACGTCGACGTTGTCGTAGTCAGACTTCTTAGCACGGCGTGAGCCTTCGCTTGGGTCGTAGCTGTACTCATCTGGTGTGTAGTCAGCGATGATTACCTTGAGGAGTTTTAACTCTTGCTTCAAGCTGTAGTGGATGCGTGCCTGCACAGCAGACATCACTTTCAGCGTACGCTCAAGAATCGCCAGCGTTGTGCCAACAGGTGCTTGTGCGCTCATGTCGCTCAAGTTCAAGTCAGCAGTGTTAGCAAAGCGGCGACCTTCTTCGATGATCTTATCCATCAAGCCAGCCAGCACTTGGCTAGGCTCCTTGTATGGCAGAGTCATCAAGTTATCTTTTAGTGCCCCGCTCGGAACGTCCACGTCTCTCCACTCACCCGGCGCAATCGGCGTATCGTCACCCTTGACTCGCAAGCCGCGTGTTTTGAATCCACCGGGAAGATTTGACAACGTACCCGCGTCGACAAGTTGGCGGATGATTGAGGTACCTGACTTGGCGTAGGCGCCAATAAGGTGAATGAGACCAAAACAATAGAAGCCAAAACCGGGGATATATCCATAATGGACAAAGTGCTGTCGCTTCTTGTGGGTGTCATCTTCTGGGTCCCAGTTTCTACGGATTGCAAGAACATTAGATGTTCCTTTCTCTATAGTCACTACGTAAGGTAGAGCAATACCCGTGGGTTTACCGTCCTCATCCTTATCCTCAAACCCTTCTAGGTCAAGGTCAACGTGCATCTCAAGAACTTTATAGCGGCTATCTGTTGTGGCTCTAAAGCCCATCTTTTCCGCTATCTTCTTCTCAACTTCATCTAGTGAGCCGCTTGGATCCCCTAGGTCAATGTCTCTGTAGAACCCATTAACTTGTAAGATCCTAAGCTCATTTTCTGTTTTACGCATCACGTGAGTCACACGTGGCGAAGAGGCTAAATCGCTCGAACCATATGGCACAACGATGTCTTCAGCAGGAATGAACATAGCCACTTGACGCTGCAACGATGGGTCGTAGTAGACCTTCTTAAACGCATTACCAGCAAGCCCCAAGCCCCACAACATACGCTCCATCTCTGGGCGGTACTCAGGCATCTCTTCGGTCAACTGATAGTTCATGTCATCTTGGACACGATCAGCAGACGCTTTCTTAGCAGGTGTTTCTTTACCAACGATTATTGTCTTAACAGGACCTGCTGCTGGGAATATAGACATCATTGTCTCGGCTTGGAACTTAACAAGTGCCTCGGCTAATAGTGGGTGATACACACCGCATGCACCTTCCCAAGGTTCCGTGCGCTCTTCAATCTTCAGACCCAGCAACTCAAGACCATCAACGTAAGTCTGTATCCAGTCCTTGCGTGAGCCAACGTCATCGTCGTAGTCACCAATCAAGTCACCAGCAATTTCTGCCAACTGGCTATCTGGAATAAGTTCTGCAAGGTTGTCGTTGAACTCATCGTCCTCCTCGTCATCGCCGGGTTCAAGGATTATTTCCAAGTCACCCATGCCAATCTTTACAGACTCGGGGTCTTCAATCTCAATCTCAATGGGTTCCTCTTGCATCGCAAGTTCATCTATACCCTGTGGGGCTGCGTAGAGTGCTTTATCTATTGCCATGTCTTATCCTTTTAGGAACGTCCGGTTAGTTTTCGGGTTGTAGTTAAACGCATCGGCGGGCTTACCTGTTTTTTTAGAAGCCCTGTCTTTAGCACGCTGCTCTGCAGTCATCGCGTTGCGTCGTGCGCCTGCTACGGTAAATGTTTCTCCGTCGGCCTTTAAGTGCCCACGGTCTTGGAGTATAGATACAGCCTTAGCCCTGTCCCCCACTTGCGCTGCAAGTCGGTCGATTAGCTGGCCCTTACCCATAAACTTTTGTGTAGTCATCAGTAATACGC